GAATAAGATGATGGCACGTCGGACCCACAAAGGGTCCAAGCGCTATAGTAGGAACGCGGAGACTCGACGTACAAAGAAGTCTCATACCTCTTCTGACCACAAGCCACGGTCAGAAGCTGATCCGATCAGTACCACGATCGGTGCCCTTGTTGAAGTCTGCGTGCTTTATGGGTTCAAATCCGACGGCTATTCACCGAAGCCGACCATTGAACTGTGGCAAAGCAATGCAGCATTGTGTGGAGGATGGATGAAGTTGGCAAAGTACAAACTTGCCGCCTTCTTCGCTCATCACACCGGCCAGCCTCTTCCGAAGCCGCCAGGGAAAATCAAAGATTCCCCTGGTGTCCTTCTTGGAGGCGCGGCAGGTCGATTCATCCGCATGCTCATGCGTCAACCGGACAACTTCTCGTTCGTGAACAAACTTACGAATGGGGAGGTCAGGATTGCGATGAGACGGATGTCCTTCTGCACAACTGTTCTTCAGTCAAAGAAAGGGATGCCCCGGCCCTCGAAGGAGGAAGTGGAATCATCTGTGAAAGACACAGTGGTGAAACTCACAACTTCGAAGTTCAAACGGATGTTCGTGTCTCGCGACAAGGACGATCCGTATGGACTTGAGCCAGGGACTCTCTCATTTGACATGTTGAAACTTCAATGTAGACGGATGGTGCGGGAAGTCTATAGACGAAAGCGTTTGTCTACCGACGACCTGCTCCAGGCATTCATGCCTTCTCTCTCTGCCAACTACAACCGTACACGTAACCAGTTTGGCACTCTTGGACATCTCCGGGACCTCGGCCTTCTCAAAGGGGAAGGGGATCTTGAGATGTTTGCTAGGTATATGCAACTTACCTACGCAGGACCCGGCTGGGTCAACCAAGATGGTGACGTCGTATCGACGCAGATGGAAGAAGAAGGTATCAAAGGGACTGTTCGTCCCGTCTCATTGTACCGTATGGACAACTACGACACACTCCGACATAAGTTCACGACCCTCTACTTCGATGCCTTGAAGCTGGCAATGAAGGAGGAACCATTCGTGGAACCTGTCGGACTTCCTGAAGCACTCAAAGTTCGTGTGATCAGCAAGGGACCTCCTCTCACATACTTCTGTTTGAAACCAATTCAGAAGTTCATGTGGAAGGTCCTTGCGGATCACCCGACTTTTCAGCTTGTGGGGAAGCCTGTGACTGAAGAAATGCTTAATTCAGTCATAGGGGCGGAGTTACGTTCGGGCATGGCCTTCCTTTCTGGGGATTACAAGGCCGCTACGGATAACCTGAGATGGGAACTCACGGAAGCAGTATGGGAAGAGTTGTGCAAGGTTTGTTGTATACCTGAATCCATCAAAGAACTCGGATTCAGGGCCTTGACTCAACATATCTTCCTTGATGGAGAAAAGCAATTACCTCAGAAGGCTGGTCAGTTGATGGGAAGTATTATTTCGTTTCCTATCCTTTGCATTGTTAATGCAACTGTCTGTGCTTGGTCGATGCGTTTGACCGACAGACCTGACACCCCTCTGAGGGACCTACCTCTCCTCATCAATGGTGATGACTGCGCATTCCAGGCTAGCAAGGAATGTCGTGAGCTTTGGGAACAGATTGCAGACATGGCGGGTCTTGAGACTTCAATTGGGAAAACCTATTGGTCGCCGGAGTTCTTGAATATCAACTCCACAAACTTCATCACAGTGAAAGCTCCTACTGTGAGTGTGTTTGAACGCGAATTTAGGCTAGTACCATATATCAATCTCGGCCTGCTTTATGGACTGAAGAGATCTGGGGGGAAGGTCGGTGCTCTTGAACTTGACACCGATTTGGCCTCTCGACAGAAGGATCTTCTGAAGTCCGCTGAAGGATTGGGTATTTCTGCTCACCTCCATCAGCTCTTTCTCCGGCACAACCGTTCGGCTTTAGATACATTCAGGGAAAATCGAATTCCCTTTTATGTTCCGAAGCAGTATGGTGGAGTCGGTTTGGAGCCTGTGGAGGGTACAGTGAAGTTGTCAAAGTACCGCATCAGTAATGGAAGACTTGAGCGTCGTCAGGAGAAGGGCTGGATCCCTTCTTCTGAAACGCCAAGTAAATCTCTACTGAGCAGTACCATGACTATTCCACACCGTTGGGGCAGAACTACCTTGGACGAGCGCATTGTCCACGGTATGATTCTTCAGCTTGGTCCGCAACCTTTGATGTTGAAGGAACCTGCAGCTGCACAGCTGCATCTACTCACGAGTATGGCGCTTGAAGCGCAGGGTGTCGGTGTCACTGGTCGATGGGTTCTCTCTGAAAGGAGAGACCCTGTAACCGGTCAGATATCTGAAGTAGAGAAGAAAGATCCTCTGGATCTTCGTCCTCTCTATCTTTGGACTCTGATGATGACGCCTGAACTATCGGTCCAGGAGACTGAAGCGGGTGTTCTCATGAGCTTGTTGAGAACTAACCGTAAAGTCTTCGACTGGTACCTGAAGCATGCTAACATGCTCCCTGCTCCTTTTGCACATGGTATTGTGAATAGATTTTTCCTTCACGATGATGCCATCATCTACACTGGGCGATGATCAGCGTTCCTAGTCCTGCTTACGCGCTGGCAGGATGTGTTATATTCGTTAAGACGTTAATCTGTGCAGAGTAGCGCAGTGTGAGGGAGACTTCGGTTTTCCTCCCATTGTTAGCGATACTACACGGTGCAACCCCCGTTGGAACTTCGACTCCATCATACCTTTATGGTAGACGATTGAATCTTGTTCATCCAAGGGATCAGACAACGCACGAACCTCATTCCATGAGAGACAGTTTGACGGCCACAAGATGGACGCGTCAACCGAGGACTTCCGGGAGTTCCTATTTCACAGCGAGATAACTCGCAATTCACTGTTGGGTAACCATACAGTGGTCGAAGTTGGACGACAAGCATTTCAAGGGAGTAATTAACCCTCCAAGGCAGAAGCGATGAGCTGCTCTGCGGGTGCTTGTGAATCCTAGTCGGTGAAACGGTAATCCTGGACATCGGATCTTCCAGGTTTGAGGGAACATAACAC